GCGATGCAGCAGCAACAGCAGAATCAACTCCAGAACGTGCAGGGCGCAGCTTCCGCCATCGGGGCGCTGAATACGACCGGAGGCGCCTCGCCGGATCAGGAGCTGGCAAGGGAACAGGCTCAGGCGCAGCAGCTCGGACAAGGACAGGGGAACAACACGCCCTCGGAGAGCAATGCAATGGTGCCTCGAGGCATGGCGTAGAATTTCCCCGTTGATTTCCACCGGGGAAACGACTATCTTGTTTTTATCGAAGTAGGAAACCAACCAGGGAGACATCATGTACGCAAACGTCAAAGATACGAAGATCGGTGGGTCCTTCAACGTCATTGGCACCGGAGTTGTTCCAGGCGCCAGTGGCGACATACACCTCACCAATCGAATCGTCGAACAGTTCTCGGTGCAGGTCAAGGGCTACGGTTACACGGTCATCGGTTACGTGACCGCGATCTTGAACGGTGGCTTCGAGACCGCAGGTGGAGGCGGAGCAGACGTGTTCGCCTCTTGGACTGAATCTCATGCAGGTACCAGCGCGATCTCGCAGGATGCGGTTGTGTATCATGCTGCGGGTGGCGGGGCCAAGAGCATGAAGATCGTCACGGACGTTTCCAACAGTCCGGCTGACGTTGCACAGACCGTGATGACTCCCGGCAAGCAGTACACAGTTTCCTTCTACGCCATCGGCGCAGCCGGTGGGGAAGTTGTCGAAGTTCTTGACACGGCGACGCAACGCGCATCATTCGCGCTCACGACCTCGTGGAAGAAATACAGTGTGACGTTCACTGCGCTCACTGCAATCCTGAAGATCGGATCAGCGGACGTGACAGCGAATATCAGCGCGACAATGAATATCGACGATCTCGTCCTGACGGACGTGGCCGGATTCTCCCGGGTCCCAACGACCCTAACTGGAACCCTTGACGTGTCTCTTGATGGTGTCTACTGGACAACCATCCAGGCGCTCACGCAGGCAGGCGACGGTGTTGTGTACCTCTTGACGGGCAAGGCAACGCAGCGCTGGAGGGTCAACTTCACAGTCTTCACGAAATCGGGCGACGCGAACGACTACGTCACCGTGTCTCTCTTGGGGGCGTAATGGCACTTCCCATTCCCGGACAGTCTGATGCAGGGTCCAATCCGTTCGCACAGCAAAAGGCGGACGCGGACTCGAACAACCCGCAGGCCATCATCTCGAAGATCGAAGACCTGCTGGATCAACTGAAGACCGCTCTCGGTGCCGAAGAGGGCGCAGAGGGTGATGAGGGTATGGCGCCGCAAACCGACGATGAGATTATGGCGGGAGTAGCGCCGCAGCCGAAGAAGGCTCTTCCTTTTGCTGGGGGCCGGTGATGCCATACGTGAGCAAGGCACAGCAGGGACTCTTTCACTCAAAGAACTCGCCAGTGTCCTCGGATGTGGTGAACGAGTTCGATCAGGCGTCAAAGGGACAGACGAATCTCCCCGAGCACGTAGCGAAGAAGAAGGCGAAGCCCGGATCACCCGAACACCGCAAGGCGCACATGGGCGCGATCATCAAGAAGGCTCACGCCGCGTACCGTGCGAAGTACGGGAACCAGCAATCAGAGAACCCCTTCAACAGCCAATCAATGTAATTGGCAGAGCATTGGATTCAAAACAATAGCCAGAGGTGAATATGTTCGAGAGAAAAGTGACGGCGTTCTTTGCACCCGATGGGACAGAGGGCGGAGCTGCACCAGTAGAGACAGTTGCACCGGCGCAAGAGGCTGCGCCAGCAGAGCCAGCGTTTGACGCATCGAAGGTTGACGTGAGCGACAACGAGGCACTTGCCGCGTTGGATGACACACAGCTCGCAGAAGTTCAGAACTTGAAGCCAGCATCACCCGCAGCGGAACCCGGCAAGGGCACTCCCGCTTCAGATACTGATGCAGGATCACCCGCGCCTACCGGGAAGTACGCAGGCAAGTACGCCACCACCGACGATCTCTCGAAGGGTGTCACGGAGATTGCCGGGAAGTTGGGGTACCAGAAGGAAGCGCTCCAGGCTGTGCTCGACGCGGCGAAAGAGACCGGCGAGTTCAAGAGTGTGGAGTTGCTGTACAAGAAGATGGAGCGCCAGTTAAGCGAAAAGGGCGCAGCACCAGCGGCAACAGCAGCGGACCCCAATGCAGGAGCCAGACCGGCCACCCCTGCGGCGGACACGTTCAGCGTGACTGATCCGAAGGTGTCACAGGCGGTTGATGCGCTTACCGTTTCGCAACTTGCAGTGTCTCCTCTCGCGCAGGAGATGTCCGCGAAGGGTCTTGCGATTCCTCGGAATATGGAGGAGTTCGAGGCCCTGAAGGAAATCAATCCGTACTACGCGATAGAGTTCAGGCAAGCCTACCGTGATGTCTACGCCAACAACTTGAAGCAAGCCGAAGGCTACTTCGAGGCGGCGAAGACAAACGAACAGGCAAATGCAAGTGTTGTCGACACCGACTCTCGGGCAATTCAGCAGATGGCCTCGGAGCAGGGGTTCAAGGTGAGTGATGCAGAGCTGGCCGCAGTGAAGTCCACTGCGCTTGCCAACCCGTTCAACTACGAGACAAGGTTCGGCCATAAGTTCCTCCGCGCAAACGCGGTACGTGACCAGTTCCTTGTATCGGCTCTTCCGGCAAAGATCGCAGAGATCAAGCTGTCGGGGGAGATGAGCGGCAGGGAGCAGGCGATCTCCGATATGGAGAAGGCCGGAAACAAGGAAGTGAAATCTCTCAGCACCTCGCGCCTGACCACCAAGACCAGGGCCATACCGAAGATGCCTGACCTTAATGATCCTTCAGTGATCGCCGGTCTTCCCGACGAAGCGCTCGCTGACCCGGATCGCTATTTCCAGAACTTCAGCAAAAAGTAAGGGAACACTCCAATGTATACGATCTTCAGTTTGACGGGCAGAGCCAACCCGAACATTTTGGCCGAGAAGTTGTACCGCCAGCAATGGAAACGGAACAGCTTCGGCTTGTGGGTGGCACCGGAGTTCGTGAAGGCGACACGCGACACGAGCGACGTTGTTGTCCCAGGTGTGGAAGAGAGCGGCGTGAAATTCGTCGGCTCGCCCATCGAAGTCTTCAAGCAGTTCGTGACCGAAGGCAAGACCACACTGGACATCCCGGTGCGCGTCCGCCTGACCGAGAAGCCGGTTTACGGCAACAAGGTCCTGAAGGGAACAGAAGAGAGTGGCAAGTTGGTCTTCCGTACAGTGACGATCAACCTGACCCGAAAAGCGTACATGAAACCGTCACTGGTTTCCGCGCAGATCACTCTTCCGTACCTGGAAAACCTCATGCTCGAAGCGTCGGAGTATCTGACGCAGTGGTTCAATGACTACCATCCGGGGAACTTCATCTGCGCGTTCTGCGCGGGATTCTCCATTGACCTTCTGAACTCGGTGCTGGCTGGCGGACGCGGGAAGGCAATCGTCTCGCATCCCAACCTGTACGTGCTGGGTGCCGGGAAGGTCACGTATGCTGGTGGTCTGCCGGGAACGGCTGGCTACGAAGCGGCGGTGCAAACCGCAGTGGACGCAGCTAACAGCTCCACGACTAACGCTGTCACAGTCAAGAGCGTCAAGGGCCTGGTTGCACTCGCGCAGCGGCTCAAGATTCAGCCTCTCGTGATGAAGGCCGGGTTCCGGCGCTTCGCGATCTGGTTGGACGATGCTCAGTGGGCGCAGCTCCAGGAAGACACGGACTTCAAAGACTGGTACCGCAGGCTCCCCACGGAGCTGGACGATCACCCGTTGGCGACCGGCGCACGCGCCGACATCGCTGGCGCGATCATCTACGTGGACCAGAACCTGCCCCACGTCGTGACCAACACGAACTACGAAGCAGGCTATGTTCAGCCACCCGCTTCGACCGCATGGTACTGGCCGCAGCCGACCGCAGCGGAATACGCTGCTGGCTACATCGTCGGTAACATGGTGGAACGGCGCTGCAACCAGGACAGAAAGATCGGCTTCCTTATCGGCCAGTCCTGTATGTCGGTTGGCGTCGGTGTGCCGGTCTCCGGTGGGAAGAAAGGTCCGTCAATGCAGTTTGTCGAGCAGTTCGATGACTACGGCGCAATCTCGGGAATCGGGATCGCGACCGTTCAGTCCGTCGTTCGGAATGACATCTTCGACTACGATGGTGTCATTCCCGGCTTGACCGCAGGCGACTTCTACGAAAACACTTCGAGTTTGGCGTTTATCTCGAACTCGCCGGACGATGTCTCTATCTGAGGCATCTAAAGA